AAATCATTCTCTAATGCACCTGCTTGGTAAGCTCCCGCAGGACCATATGCTGCGTGATCAGCAAACTCTTCCATGTCAATAAAAGGATACTGAACCTTAGCTTCATGGATGGTCATTGGTTCATAAAAACCCACAAAATCTTGATACATGATCTGTGGGATTGTTGGATTACAAACAAAATAGTGTTGTGCAACGTGTTTAATACGAATATTTGTTTTTGTGCCTGACAACTTATATTTAGCACGATAAACAGTATTATTCCTTATTGCTTCATTGAGTTCTGCGCCTGGATCAACCTCTTGTTCTGCCTCTTGCTCATCTCCAGGTTGCATAGCCTCCATCATGGCTTGTTGTAAATTTACATCAACCTTACGCATCTCTTGTCTAAGAGGTTTTAACCCTTTTTGAGCTGCTTCTATCTCAAATACTTTGAGTTGATCCCTAGTTCCTGTTACTTCTTTGTATTGAATGATGTTTTCTCTAACAGGCATAACCATCACAATACCATTTTTGTGCAATAAGGCATCTTGTGCCCAATCACGAATGGTCATGTAAGAATTATTTTTGTTATTTAAGAAATACTTAACCATATCTGTTGCTTGTTCAGCACCATCTTGGTCAGATTCGTCAAATCTTTCAAATTCAAAGTTTACTTTACCATCTGGCATCAAACATTTTGTAATTACCGCAGTTGCATAGTCAATTCCTGGGGTAACAATAGGATGGATGTAATCTAAACCCCTAATTGGCTCTGTAGATTCAGATACTGGAATGTTTAAATAGTGATAATCAGTAAATCTGTTGTAAGTATTTTTAGCTTGAGTAAGCCTTAAGTAGTCAACCATTTTCATATATGCTTCATGGCATACTTTCTCAGCAATACCACGATTGCCAGAGGGTGAGGCTAAGTTTTCAACTACTAAATTTTGTTTAAATAACATATTTAACCTTTAGATTCTTTGCATTTTGCCTTCAACGACAGGGATTCTTCTTGCCTCAAACGTATTCGCTCTGCTAACTACGGATTCTCCATGTCCTTGAATTAATGCCAATATTCCTATTCTTGCTGAATCTATATGATCATCAGGATCACTAAATCTTCCCATTTCGTCAATAGCGTAGTTTCTAGCTTCATCAAGAAATTCTTTACAACTTTCGTTTACCAAAAGTGTTTTACGCTCCATCATAAGCCTCATTATATTGATTCCGTAGGCTTTGTGGTTAGTTACCTTACCTTGATCATTAACAGGGTTTAAAATTGCGCCTGAAATGCAGTTAAGCCCGTATGAATCTTCAAATACTTCCCTAACGCTTTGCTCTGTAAGAGTATATCGTCCTGCCGTTGCTGCATCGTGAGGTAAAGCAATTGGTACTCCCTTGGATTCTCTATCAAGCAAGTAGTGAACGTATTCATCTGGAGTTTCCCCAGACGGGATTTTGATTTGCCTGTGTAGGTAAATAATTTCGTTGATAGGATCTCTAAAAAAGAACGAGATAACTGTCGGGTCATTCTTAATCCCCAAGTCAAAACTGATTAATCTTTCTAATACCTCATTATTACGCAAATCATGGTCTGTAGCTTTATAAATAGGCCATTCAAGTAAGGGAAACACAACCCCTTTGCCCATTAAAGGAATGCCATTCATACGACATTCCCTTTCCCAAGGCATAAAGTCTCTGGCTAGTTGTTCACGCTCCTCCAAACTAAAAAACGGCTCTCCCCATTCGTTGACAAAGGGAACATCATCCCAAGTGACTCGAACATGAGCATATCCGTCAACTTCGTCCCAGAACTTTCTGACCAAGCCTGACATACCTTTAAGCGGAGTGAACGAGCAAATAACCTGTCCATTTCTTGAAGCTGTTCTAACGACAAGCTCAGAAAAGGTTTCGTCTGGCGGTTGTTCGTCAAGTACCACCAAATCAAGCTCAAATCCTTGTAAATGACGTACTTGTTGTGTGTAGTTGGAGAAATATAACTTGCTTTTACCACCCGTAGAATGCCATACTTCCATAGCAAGCACGTTTTGACCATCTGAACGGATAGATTTAACGTCAATACATTCTCTAGGTATAGACCCAGAACCCAAGCGATAACTTTGTTTAATGTCATCGCAACCCAAGAGCTTACTCTGTAGTGTTTTTGCAACTTGTTCCCAGGATTCACCTGCACACATAGCAATGATAGGGGACTCATATATCTTTCCTTTCCAATGCGGGGGATATCTTCCAGTTAAATGAAATGCAGTCTCATAGGTAGAAGCAATGGTTTTACCAGCTCTGTTGGCAGCAATCATTCCCCTGCGACTGAATGTTCTACCTAAATCAAAGAATTTAGTTTGGTAACTAAAAGGCTTAAACCATTTCATTTGGTTGTATTGCATATCTTCAGCAATTTTGTCTGCTGCAATACGCATTACATTGAGTTGATCTTTGTCTAACTCTTTTAGTTTCTTTTTACCACCCGCTAGGTTAATTAGATGCTTTAATGCTCTAGTTTTATATAGGGGTAGTACATAGTTACTGGCTTCACTTTTTGCCATACTTATCCCTAATATCTAGGAATATTTCTGCTGACATAGCAAGGTAATGAATCTCAAGCGCAGACATTGTGCCTATTTCTTTTTTAAGAAATTCAAAGATTTTACGGGCACAAAACTCCGCTTGATTACCCAAACGATTGTTAAAGTCTTCGGGGTCGTATTTCTCTATCAAGCCCAAGGATCAGCAATGTTCTTGGCAGAGACTGATTCAATGTTTTTATCAATCAAAGGCCAAATGTTTGCACCTTTTTCGCCAGTACAGTACATATATAAACCTCTGCCCTTTTCGGTCATTGATCCATCTTGTCTGCGTAACATGATTTCTTCTGTTCTTGGATCATCCCAAGAATATCTTTCAGGTACTGTTTGCCCGTACTTATTGATTCTTTCGCCTACTGCAACCATTTCAGTTGGACCCATAATTTGATATGTAATTACTCCATTATCATATTTACGGAACATAATCTGCACCTTCTTATCTGACTGCGGATGAGTCGGATGAGGCATATTAGTTGCATTGAAATGATGAATTTCAGATTCTTCTGGGGGAAGACTATCGCTCCTTGGAGGAGGAAATGGCTTCTTTTCATCAATAGGAATAATGTCTTTCTTATCTACATACGGATTGTCTGTAGTAATAAAGTCTTGAGGTACTTTCTTTCCCTCTAAAGCATTCTTTGCTGCTAAATATTGTTCTTCTTTTGGTTTACCAATAAGATCAAGTGCAATACCTGTCTTATCGTAAACAAATTGAGATAATTCTTTAGCCGTAGGTAAATCAGCCTTTAAGGCATCAATATCATAAACATCCATTTCTATTCCCTTTATAAAACTTACTCTTTATGCATTTCTGCTTCGTACTTCTCTTTAGCTCTATCAGCATGATGATGTGCTAATTCGTTGTGCTCTTCAAGTCTTTCTTTCTCTGCATACCCTTGACCCATCCAAGATGCTGAATGGTGTGCATGATGTGCGCCTAAGTGTTCATGTTGCTTGCTTGCAGACTTAGTTAACTTATGAGCTAAAGCAGATACTTCCTCAAAATGTTTACCACTATCAGACTTATCATCTTCTTGGTTGTAGTCATTTCCTACTGCTTTCTTTGGTTTCTCTTTAGAAGGAGGAATTGCACCACCCATAGTGCCAAAGAATGAATTGATTTTGTCTTGTGGTTTCATTTGGGTTGTAACCTTGCTTTATCTTTAGAAGTTGTAAAAGATACTTTAGACCCTTTACGACCTGCATTGACATTGTCCATGTGTTGATCAGAGAAATCTTCGTATGCCAAAGCCTTATTAGCTCTTTTAGCAATAGATTCTCCGTGGGCATGATCTTCAGCAAAACCTTCTAACTTATTGTTAATAGATTTACTAACACCCTTAGACATTTGTTTACCACCGCTGATTACTTTTCCGTAGTTCATAGTAATCTCACTTTAGGAAGTTAGTACGATCTGAGTTCATATAACCATCATTATGAATCTTTTCATCATAAGGGGTTGGCTTGTGTAGCATTACTTTTTGATGTCTACCATTAATAACATTAGTGTTACCTGCACTAGGAGGAGTTTGATGCCCTTTTTCATAGTGGGTAGAACCCTTTTTAATAGTAACGGCAGTTGCGCCAGTATCATGGCTCATGTGTACAGGGTTGTCTAAGCCACGCTTGACTGCGTGTTGTTTCATCAGCGTAGGAGCTTTATTACCAGAAGTGTAATTACTCATTTCTTTCCTTTAGGTTTACGTTTAGCTTCTGCCTCACGCTTTACCGAATACGCAATGGCGAGGCTTTGTTTTTCAGATTTACCCGATTCTCTCTCTTTTTTGACATTTTTGCCAAAAGCAACTTTTGACTTAGATTTCACTAGTGGCATTTTTTGGTCCTCTTTCTTTATATTCCAAAACAATATCGCAATATCTTTCTAACCAACCAAGCCTTACATTGCATTGTTGACAAAGAACACCTCTATATGTTCTAGGTATTTTGTGATCTATGCACATTTTTTTTGCAAATGCTCCACATATCTCACAAGGCATTTTTCGCAATTCTTTTACTTGTTCTATAATTAAACCATATTTCTTTTTTACATCGTATTTAAGTTGAGCTAATCTAGCTTCAGGTCTTAAAGTACCATTATTTGCAAACTTAGATTTAGGTTTATCCATTAACTTATTTTACCTTAGATAAAGATTCCATGAAAGCATCTAATGCACCATCAACGTCAGTTTCTTCTTTTTGGGTGACGTTTTGTACATAGTCTACAGTAATTACAGGTGCTCTGCTAGATTCGTAGGAAGCCATCTTATCGGCTATCCTGGCCTTATCTTTGATATCTAACTCATCACTCTGCATTGCTTCTATAAGGATCTCCATAGCCGTTTTAAGAGGCGGTAATCCTTTTTCTATTCTTTCAATATTTAGTTTATTAAACAAAGCACCATATTCTGTAGCCTTGTTAACAACAGAGTCTGCCTTTTTAGCAGTCTTAGTTGTTGGCAATTTCGATACCTTTGATACCATTTAAACCCTCCTTAGTTCTAATCCAAGCATAACTACCTGACACCTTAAATCCTCTTTTTTCGTGAATTCTCATAAATCCTGAGTGATCAGAACGTATAGAAGTACTACAAACAACAGGAATACCATTTTGATAAGCCCAGAGAATATGTTGATCAATCATAGCATTAATTAACTTAACCCGTGTCTTTGCAGGTAGGGCTAGGTCAACGTGGTGAAACTTGGCATTTGAGATCTCTTCATTAGAATATGTTGTATATCCGTAACGATCAAACCAACAAAATCCAAGTAGTTTGTCAGAAAATTCCCCAGTACCACTAATATTACCAATTCTTGCAACCGCTAGGAATT